CTCGCACCCCTGTACAAACACAAGAACTGGCACAACACTGCTCGCCACAGGCGCAGAGAGCACCGTTGCCACCTTCACCGCAATGGCACCGTTGTGTAGTGCCGCATCCATATTGAACACGAACCCGCTAGTTGCATAGCACTTGCCGGGAAGGCTCGTAGCTGATGTGGTCAAATAGGGGAGTGCCTGCTGGAATGGAATCACCATTGACACCTCAGTTGAATCCGAGATGTCAGCAAAAACAGTGTACGCCCCAGAGTTCCCGTCATTGACCGACAACACGTTATTAGTCGCGTCTCCCTGCGGGTCATACGTAATACGCAGGCGTCCTTTATGGTACTGGGTGGACGCAAATCGGAATGTCAAACGAATATCTCCTCTCCATGCATTGAATAGTCCTGCAACGTACGCCATCGGCGTATATACGTAAGCAGTCTGTCCTGTAGTAGAGAGTGTGTCAACGCACATAGGCGTAATATTCTGATACGCCAAAGTGGTATCAACCACATCGGCAGTACTCCACGAAAAACTGTAATAGAAGGACTCCTTCTGGACAATGTGTGAAATAGACATCTCGTCTTCATTGGGCATACCCAAGACTGTAGGATCAACTGACAACTCATTCTTCGCATCCAGCGTCAACTTGTTGAGCGGGAATCCCAGCTCAGTCGAGGCAAAGTTTGCGAACTGCGACACACGCATAGGCTTAGCCTCTTCCAGCACCGGCACGTTGGAATAACCAAACAACTTGGCGACCCCAGCGGTGGTGGACGCAATCATGCGTGTAGCTGTAGCAAACCGGCCAAACTTCGGCTCAAGTGCTGCCGCCACGTTCGCAAGTGCAGATGCTGGTGCCGAAATAGGGCCTGTACCATACTCATCCTTACTCTGCATTGAGAGTGAAAGCGTAGAGCCCGATAGCTTAACATCTTCTGCCCATGCAAAGACTTGCACGGATACTCCGGAGCCGACAGTGCCATTGGCACTCGCTAATGGTGTAAAAGCACGCATCTGAAGTGTACCCATCTGTGAAAAATCTGCGTTTTGCTTAACAGAAATCCAATTCTCGGGCCAAAAGAAGGGTAGTGTCATCTCACCAGCTTGATTGTCCTGCGGATTTATCCACAAGTGCGGTCGCTGAGATACCTGAATGCGCGCCAAGGCTGCGTCTGTTGTGAGCGTGC